TCGGCTGAATCACCTAGATAAGTCGCACGTTCTAGGACTAAATCTAGGTAATTCTTTAATTTCCCTCTTCGTCATTGACTTTCGCCTGGGCCAAACGCATCAACTTTAGACTGACGTGCGTCGCCATCTTGTTGAGTGCCGCGTCTTCCCCAACAAACAATTGTTAATTGGTATCGTCACAAGGCTCGTCGAAACTCCAACTTTGCACACAAGGAACAAAAAGCTTTCGAGCAAAGGTCAATGAATCAATCGTCTGCTTGCCTTTTTGTGTCTTTGTGGCTGCGTTCAGAGCCTCGGTCAGTAACCGCTGATGAGGCAAAACACATTGAAAAGTGGCTTCTAGGTCCAGCTCGTCATCATTGAAGTCAATCGTGACTTCATTGGCTTTCTGAACATCAAAAATGGAAGGCATGAATGAACTATTTATAGATTAATGAGAATGCAGCCGCATCTGTCGCAGATGAGCCTTGCGTGAGAGCAAAGTCAACAGAAGCGGCTGCGGCTCCGTCCTGCTCAGTTCCAGAGATCGAAACGCGAGCGGATGGAATGATAATTTGAACGATACTTCCCGCCGTGTCGCCAACCTGCACACCAATGGCGATTTGCTCCAGCCTTGCGAATTGCTCAAAGCGATAGGCTTGCGCTGGCCTCATCACAAAGTCAAAAGAACCAGTGACAGTAATATCGTTGCTCACATAAGCCGCTGCTGGATACTTATTTCCAGTCATTTCTGCAAGTCCAGGGTCGCCAAGGTTCTTGCTGACGCTCATGCTGAAACCAGTTGCCAAGAACTCATTGGCTGAAGCAATCAGGCTTCCGGCTGCGGTGTTTTGAGCGGCTAAGTAAACTTGAGCGGCTGAAGTAGCGATTGGCTCAAAGGTGCTTAGAGTCGCGGCTGGAAGGTGAGGAACTAAATAGTCAGTGGCGTCAATGCTGAAAGAGTCACCAGAAGCAGCCTGAACTCCAACCGTTGCACCTGTTGTTGAAGGCGAGCTAATCGTTGCGGCTCCTCCGGTGTTTACCTGAGAGTCGCTTGAATCGTAAATGTCAACCAGTTGTCCAGCGAAGAAATAGTCACTGGCTACAGCATTGGTTGCAGGGTCTAGCGTCACGGTTGCGGCTGAAGAGTCCGTCACACTGACAGAAGTTCCGGTTGCGTTGACAGGTCCAGAGTAGCGGATTCTCGAAGCTCGACAGTTTGCGGACATGGTGAAAACACCGTCTCGCGTAATGTCTACGCTGAATCCTTCGACAACGGTTCCATTCGCCACATACAATTTATAGGTGTCGACCAACTGCGCCACCTGAAACGTGTCGCTGACTCGGCTGAAACTATAAGTGACTGATGTTCCACCAGAAACCGTCTTGGTTCCAAAGGTCTTGGTCAAGAGTGTGTCTTCGGCTGGTGCAGTTCCGGCTGAAGCTGAAGGCTTGACTAGAAACGGAATGTCAAACGTGGACCTTTCCGCATAATTCACAAAACTTCGATTCTGTAAAAGCCTTGTGCCAACCTCGGAAATGTCAGAAGTGTTGAACGTCTGGCTCAGTGCCAAAGGTTCGGTTGTGGTGAATGCGTCAGAAGCCGAAACTGCGACATAAGAGCCAGCAGTGGTTTCGGTTGTGATGTACGGTTGAGAACTTCTTAACCGTAGGTAACGATCTGGAATTGCCATTATGTCTCCTTGTTATTCGACATCGTTTTCAGTTGTACGGTAAAGCACTTCATACCGTAGCGTGGCTATGAAAAATTCACTTTCAGCAGACGCTTGCCGAATCTGCGTGTCAGTGATGCGAGAATCTATTGCCAAATTATTCAGCGTTTGGTCGTTCGCCATCGCTTCTTCTACTTCGACAGTCACTTGGTCCAGTGTGCTTTCTGCCGTGTTGCCTTTGGCTACGGCTTCAATCACTAGGTCGAGGTTGCGTTGCTGACGGTTTTGAATACCAATCTCTAGTCTCTCAACGGTTTCTGAATTCGCATAAATCAGCAGACCAGGAACTGAAGAGGTTGCGATTGGATAAGTTCTGGACTGAAAGACATTCGAGCCTGTTGTGCTTAGTCCGGTCAGTACGGTTGCCACTCGGCTTTTGATCTGCGCTCGCTTGTGTGCCATCAGACACTCAACATGATTTGCGTCATTCCGGTTCCATCCGGTTGAATTCCTCGAACGGTATAGCTTACTGCTGAAATGGTCAGCGAATCGCCATGAGCTAAACCGCTTACGTCAGCGGTTCTGGCTAGTAGTGTTGGCTCGGTGCTTTCCACTTCTGACTCGTCCAAATCGACAGCCAAGAAATCATTGTCAAAAATGCCTGTGAAAGTGCTGGCGTCTGCCTTCGTCACGGTTGTTCCGTAGTCTGCCAAAAGTGCTGTTCTATCAGCAGCGGTTTCAACACTCATTTGGCTTTAGGCTTTCGAGCGGTTTTGGTCGTTCGCGTTGTCACTGGTGGTGCCTCGGATTGATCTAGTCCTTTGGCCCGATTCTCATAAACAACAGCTTTGCCCATGTTGATCAGTTGATTTGCCTCAGTTGGGTCTACTGAAATGACTTGTCCAACTCGAACAGGTCCACCATTGGCAACTGTGCCGCGGATAATTTGAATCTTCATTGAAATATTCTCTGAAGTCGTTCGTTGTATGTCACGATTCGCCCAGGATTTTGCAATTGGTCCCGTGCTTCTATCCATTTACCTTGCTGGTCTTCCTGAACTCTTGTTGGTCGTTTATCTAAATCCCACTGATGCCAGTATCTGCGTGGTCCGGTGTAGAAATCGACTCCACAAATATGAATCTCTGAGTAGCCCAAATAATCCGCTGTCCAGAGTGCTTCTGGTCCTGAAAGCCGAATAAATGGGACAATCCCGCCATGAATGTCTTTGTCTCTCAGGTTCTTTGGGTCATGGTGAACAATCGCTGGTGTGTCGTACTCTTTTAGATGCTGAACCATCCTGACATCATGCGCGTAACACCAAGCCAACTCGCCAAGAAAAAGTAAGCCGTGATTATTGACTCCGGCTAAGTCGTAATCTCTTGAACCAATCCGCGCCTTGGCTTTGGCTAAATCGCTAGGCGCAGAAGGTCCGCCACAAAGTAAGATACAAGGCCGGGAGTTACCCCAGCCTCGCAACTCATCTAGCTGATACACTCAAGAAACGGTTACGTCTTGAGCTGCCGCGAAGCTTTCAGCATGAGCAACCGCAATATCCATATCTTGATAGAAATATAAATTTGTTGTTGCTGTTCCTGCGCTGCCGTATGGGTCCACCAGTACGTCGAGTGCTGAGAAGAAGCCGACATACAAGTCAGCGAAGTTTCCAAAAATCAGCGAGTACGGTGAGCTAGACGGTGCTTGAGTGGTCTGAACAACCGGATAACCAAGCATGGAATCCGGTGTTGGCATAATCATCCGCGAGTCAGTGCTGGAAGCAACCAGTGTCTGCATCAGCTTGCCAACAACTGCCGGATGAGTCACCCAGCGAAGGTTCCCAAGCAGAGCGTTGTCTTGACTGACTTCGGTCATAATATCAACGACATTGCCATAGTTTAAGTTCGCGTTGCCGCTGGTTCCACCAGAGGAAACGTCACCAATTCCAGAAGTCCCCAGGATTCCGGTTGGCTCATTACTTCCGCCACCTTTCAGCGCAACGTTGTCGATTTTGGCACTGAAGATTCTCACCATGTTGTTACGGATGAGTTGCTCCACACTTGGGTCAGATTGAATCATCAACTCGCGAGTCACACTGACTTTGTTAGCCAAAAGCTTTGGTGTCATGGTGACTTGAGCGAAGTCCGGCTCAGAATTCCCCACACTTCCACCTTCCGCAATGAAGGCAGCTGCGGTGCTTGTGCTGATTTTGGGAATCGCAACATTTCCTTGCAGACCGTTCAAAACGGTTGCGCCTACTTGTCCAAGAATGCTGGTTGAAATCAGTGCGTCAATGAAGCGATCACCTCGGTAATCCTCTGGGACAATATTGGCTCCTGCGCCAAAGGTTGCACCTGAAGCAGTTGATACTGTTCTGGTCTGCCATCCCCAATCTGGGACAAAGAAACCTTTAGGTTGTCGCTTTTGCGTCTTCGCGAGTTCCTGACTGATTTCCATTTCAAAACCAGCTTTTGACCAATCCTTCTGGTCAGCGGCTCGAATGGCTCGCACCAAGGAATAGTTGCGCTTTTCCTTTGGTGAGGCGTCAACAGAGAAACTGATTGGCTTGGAAGTCTTCTTCTCCAGCAGCATGGCCTGGAATTCAGCTAGGCTTTTTTCTTCCTGAAGTGCGCGAAACGCCAAATCATATTCATCATGTCGCTTGCCCAGCTCCAGAATCTGGGAAGCTTGGTTGCGGTATTCCTTCAACTGGTCTTCTTGCCGAACTTGAACATTCGGCTCTTGAACGATTTCTGCGGACATTTTCATCTCCTTATTTGCAGAATTGTCATTACCGGAATGTTCCGGCTCAAATGCCCTACCAACTCCAACAGAACTGTCGGCAGGAATGGAAACCATTGAAACCTCAAGAGGTTTGAACTGGTTGACTCTATAAACTGGCTTGTCTTTGTAAGTGTTTTCTTCTTTCGTCATGCCTTGGATTTGGTAGCCAATCGAAACGTTGCCTCGAATGCCGTCAACAACATCTCTGTAAACTTCTTCGGCAAGTGCGCTCTTTGAGAACCGGACTTGCGCCCTGAGTTTGTCCTTGTCCATGTATGCACGTTCAACCACTCCAATTTGTTGTCTGGCGTCATGGTCCAAAAGCAGTGGAGCCTTGCCGCTGGACATGAATTCCATGTCTACACTTCCGGCATTGTGTTCCAGCACCTCGTACCCAAATTCTCTTTCAACCGGATTCGTTGAAGATATGCTCATCATCACTCGACGGTCTGACTCGTCATCCATCATCCGAACTGAACCCATTCGGTACTGAGTCTGAACTGGTAAGTCTCTCGTTTCGACTTCTTCCGCTTCTCGCTCTTCCGGCTCTTCTGCGACTTGTTCCGCTTTGGCGAAGGCAACAATGTACTCGTCTTGCGTTTCTTCAACGTCGATGACATGTCTTTCAGTCATGCTTGTTAGATCCATTCTGCCTTTTGTGCTGAGTGGGTGCTTTTCTGGCAGCAAATCGGTGTCATGCTTGCCACTTCTAAATTTGAGATTTCGTAGGACATACAAAAAACTATTTACTCTGGCATATGCCCACTGTTCCGGTGACTTGACGCTTGGACGAACAGAAACCGGATTGGTTTTATAGGCGCCAACGCCTCTTCTAAAAACCGTCCCAAGTGTCCTGGCGTTTGTTCTTTTTCTGGCATCATCCCCAACTTTTTCGTTGTGTTCGTCCGCCTTGTTTTTTAAGCCTTCCTGAACTGCTCCGGTCAGCGGCTCGGCTCTTTCTTGTTTCTCTGCTGAACTCACGATTTTCTCTGACCAGCTTTTGCCAGCATCTCCACCCCATAGCGCCCAAGCAATTCGTCCGTTGCTTGGATAACCTTTTTCTCCTGGCCTGAATCCTTCCGCTTTTTTGTCAACCTCATGACGAGCAAAAAAGGATTTCATTCTCTTCACGGTTGCCAGTGGTAAACTCTTGCCGTTTGAAATGTCTCTGGCTCTTGCGATTCCGACAGACGTTCCGCCTCGTCCAAATTCTTTTCTCCACTCTAGGCCACGGTTGGCTTCTTCGACCATGCCCTCGGTTGGCTTGTAAGAATCCGCCACTATTCAACCTCTGGCTCAACTGGTCCGTGTGGACTGCCCAAAGGCTCAAAGGCTAGGCTGATTCCGTAGCGTTCCGCCATCAGCTTGTCGTTCTGCATTTGCTGGAAGACTTCCTCAACGTCACGCCCATATTGTCGCGCAACGTCATTCAAGCTTTTGAAGCCATTTCTAACTGCTTCAACCTCTGCCCGAATTTCTTTTGCTGGGTCTACCCAACTGAAGCCTCTGCCTCGGAATTCCAAGGTGTTGGAAAACTTGTCGTATCTGGTGATGGGAATCGGAATGCTGCCGCTTGTCATTGCCATCTTCAGCCACTCTTGAGCAACAGGCTCGCAAAGGTGCTGAATCAAGAAGCTTTGAAGCTGACGGTATAAATCTCGTTCTTCGAGTGCGCCTTGTCGGATGGAAGAGTAGCTGACGCCTTCAAGGTTGTTACTCAGGCTGGTGTAGCTAATCCCCAAACCGGAAGCGATGCCTCGCAAAATGCCTTTGTGAAATTCGGCATAAGCTGAAGTTGGATGGCTAGGATTCCATTCTTGAAACTGCATTCCAGCCGGAAGCTGTTGAATGCTTCCAGGCTCGCCAGACATGATTTGATTGCCGTCTGCTGCCTCATCCCCAATGAAGCCTTCACCATCTGGCGAAACCAAGAACCCCATCTTTGCGGCTGCGGTTCTTGCCGCAATCAGTTCAGCTTCTTCATAACCTGAGAGAATCCTCATTCTCGTCATTGCTGAAGCAAACCAACTGACGCCTCTCGTTTGCTGCGCTCGGTCAGGTAGGTAAATGTGCAGAATGTCGTTAGCGTCAACTCTAGTTCTTTTGTCGCTTCGTCTTTGTCCAAAATTATCGAATGGGTGGCCTTGGCCGAGCTTAAGGTAATAAGCCACTGGACCATCAAACTCATCAAGCTCAACGCCCATCACTACTCTGCGGCCTTGCTGTGCCGTCGTAAAATATTCTTCATCCAAAAAATCGGGTTCAAGAATCTGTAGCGCCAGCCCATCCGTCCAGTTCTTGCCTCTGACAAAGCGAATGAGAATTTCACCGTCTCTGGCGAGTCCCTGAACAACTAGCCTTTGAATATCTAGCCAAGAATGCTTGCGGCTTGCGGAACAACGTTTGCCCCAACGCTTCCAAGCTCGTTCGATGATTTCATTGCCAGCAGCATCCAACTGTCCAACATTTGGCTCGTTGAGGTTTCTTGCTCGGCTTTGTAGCTGAAAACCGTGTTCACCAATGACGTTAGAACTCATCAGTTGCAGGTACCGTCTGGCGTAATCGTCGTTGCGGCAAAGTTCTCTTGCTCTGTCTCGAATACGTCTAAGCGAATACTGAAGTTCTGCATCTGCTGAAGTGGTGGAGCCAATGAAATCAGCCAAGAATCTTGAACCAGCCGCGCCATCGTAGCGCCTTTTCTTGTGCTTTGGACTTGGATTTTCTGGCGCTGCTCTATGCACTCTATCGGTGAGCCACCACATTGCCTCGGCTATCATCCGGCCCTCCTGAACTCAACCTTCACCATGTTACCAGGACGTTTGCCGGAACGTGCGCGAGTGAGTTGTCGCTCTTTGGTGACTTCTTGACGGTAGTAATCGCGCCACTTCATAAGGTCTGTGATTGACAACTTCGTCAGCGAACGATTCCCAATCGAATACTCTTCAACGTCATTGTCTGCCCGACCTTCCAAAAGGCTTTGGATTTTTTCGAGCATGATTTCAGCGTGAGTTCTTGGGTCATGCGCTACGTCCGTGTCTGTTAAGACGTACCATTGTCCCTCGCTAACTTTGATTTTTTCTGAGTCAGAAGTTCGAGTAATCCAAGCTTGCCAATGAATATGTCCGGTTGGATAGCTTGCGGTTGTGCTGGAAGAGACTTCGATGAAGTATTTGCTGTCTGCCTCGGTTGCGGTAATCGCGATTTCAGCAGACGAAGAACCGTGAGAACGTCCGTAATAGGTCAGAGAGTAGCTGTCTGGTGGGTAGTCAACAGCCAAGTCATCTCTGCGCCATAGCCAGCGTTCGCCAGCGACTAGGCGTTCCGGTTCAGTTGTGGGGTAATTTGTTCGGTCGAAGGAATTGGTTGCCATGCGCTACAAATAGCATGGCTAGTCAAGGCGGGATGTTCAGACTGTTACTTTTGTTTCTTTTGTTAATTTAGCGAGGCAAACAAGTCTAAACAGTTGGAATGGCTTTCAATCCGCCAGCGTCCGCCAACCTTCATTGATGGAACTCGTCCAGCTTCACACCATCGGTAAACCGTCATTGGTGTGACATCAAGCTCATGAGCTACTTGTTTTGGCGTGAGGTATCTTTGAGGATTTGGTCTTCTTCGCATTCTAAAACCTTTGAATCCAGTTGTTTGGTCTTCGCGTAGGTTTCAAAGTTCTTCTTCTTTGTGGCTCCGGTGATTCTGGAATCGTTGATTCCACTTTTTCGGTGATTTTAGCAGTTCTTTCCAATCTTTTCCAATCTCGAATGTTTAGCGAACTAAGTGCTGCTAACGCATAAACCAAACAGTCCAAAGCTTCGTTGCGTGGTCTGATTTTAATCCATTCGCGCCTTGGAAAGCCTTTAGTGTACCGAGTAACGATTTTCTCAGCGGTTAATTGGGCAAAGTATTCCTCATCCAAGTGTTTAGGAAAACGCAACGCTTCTGGTCCGCTTGCTATTCTGAGCCTTCCAAAAATCGACTGTTTGATGGTATCCACACCAACCGGAAACAATTTGATTCTGCCGGAATTGTTGCGGCTGGGTCTGCCAATTGGTGGCTTGCCCTCGCCACCTACGCCTTTGATTGCATAGATTCGCGCAGTTGTTCGGCTTCTGACGAATTCATAAACCGCTTGCGTGTAGTGTCCACCGGAGTCGATACAAGCGGCTTGAACTGGTAATTCGTGATTATCCGCACAACGCCAGCGTTCTCTCAGAAGTTTGTCGAGCTGCAACCAAGTTTGCGGTGCTGCTGGGTCAGAGTGCAAAATCTGATGGTCTAACACAAAGCCTTCGTTGTCCTTGCCAGTTCCTAAGAACGTTACTTCTAATCGGTCATCTTGAACGTCCACTCCTGCGGTAATCACCAAAACGTCTGCTGGCGCTGGTGCCTTGAAGACTTCTCGACGGTTGTACAAACCATGCTCGTCAATCGTTTCGCCTTGGTCTTCCCATGTTTCAGCTAAATAAACATTCGTCCAAACCTTCAGCCGCTCTGGGTCACTCTTGACTTCCAGAAATCTAGTCACCGCATCAACCAGACTGACCCAAGGCGAGTATAAGCCGCTGAGATGATAGCCTTTGGTTTTTCGGTGCGGATATTGTTCAACCCACTTGCCAGACTGCAAACTGGCAAGCCTCTGGCCTTCTGTCCAACTCGTTTCGCATTCCTGGCAAACGTAGTGTGCAGTGTCCGGCTCGTTGTGTTGCCAACGGACGTTTGACCACTTCAGCACTTGCAAGGCTTCACAGTTTGGGCAAGGAACTTGGAAAAAGGCTTGTCGAGAATCCGCAAAAGCTTTTTCAATGCGGCTGACGCCTTTCAAGGTTGGGGTGCTGGTTAGAAGAATTCTGCGAGAATGGGCAAAGGTGACGGTTCTTTGAATCGCTAAGTCTACTGGGTCGCCTTCGATTCCTGCCGAATGTTCAAAACGGTCAATCTCATCAGCAACTAAAAGACGAATGGCCTTGGAAGCCAGAGCAGTTGCGGTTGTGGCTGGTGCCAACGTGAGCCTTCCGCCTACAAAACTGCGGTGCAGCAAGGTGTTCTGCTTGTCACCTCGCTTTGGGTCTTCAATGATTCCTTCAAAACAGTCCGCATTGGCAAACAACGGTTGCAGTCTGTCCTTTGCAAACTGCTTGGCAAATTCGATATTCGGTAAGAGTAGCAGGATTGGGCATGGGTCTGACGCAACATGATAACCCAACAAAGACAAACAAGCTTCTGTCTTTCCGGTCTGCGAGGCAAACATCAGAACAACGGTATTTGTTCCGTCATCAAAGGCTCGCAAAGGTTCGCGCAGGTAAGGCGTTCGGGCTAGTGAGTAATAACCAGCCTCTGCCGCTGATTCATGCGTTAGCT